TCAAATGTTGTGGTAGCAGCAGACGGTTCAGGAACATATTTACAAGAATCAGGATCTTACCCTAATGTATCTAATTATATAAGAGTAAAACAAGTAAATTTCAATACCCCACATTATTTCCAAAATAATGGAGTAGCAAAACCAGAATTTACCTCATCTTTACCAATAATAAGTTCAGGTTCATTTGATGAAGCAGTAGGTTCAAACCTTAACTCAGTATCATTCAACCGTTTTTATGATAAAATTGATGGAACAAATACTCAAGGTTTAATTGGAACAGATTATACAAATGCTATTAATTTATTAGCTAATCAAGATGATTATCAATATAATGTAATCTCAGCACCAGGTTTATACTATTCAAATTATGCTAACCAGTGTAATTTAATAAAAAATAATACTATTGCAAGAGGAGATGCTATTTATATAATGGATTTAGTTCCTTATGATACAGCAATTAACACCGTATTACAAAATGCATCATCATTAGATACTAGTTATGCAGCCGCATATTGGCCTTGGTTACAAACTGTTGATCCAAATACTGGATTATTAGTTTATGTACCAGCTTCTACAATGATTCCAGGAGTGTATGCATTTACAGATGCTTCAAGTGATCCATGGTTCGCACCAGCAGGTATTACAAGAGGTGGAATGGGTTCAGTAGTAAGAGCTGAAAGAAAATTAACATCAGCAAACAGAGATACTTTATATGAAGGTAATGTTAACCCAATTGCTACATTCCCACAACAAGGAGTAGTAGTATTCGGACAAAAAACATTACAAAAAGCAGCAACTGCTTTAGATAGAGTAAATGTACGTAGATTGTTAATTACACTTAAGGATTATATTTCTCAAATTGCTGATAATTTAGTATTTGAAGCAAATACAATTGCTACAAGAAATAATTTCTTAACACAAGTAAATCCATATTTAGAAAGTGTTCAACAAAGACAAGGATTGTATGCATTTAAAGTAGTAATGGATGAAACCAATAATACACCAGATGTAATAGATAGAAATGAGTTAATCGGTCAGATTTTCTTACAACCAACTAAAACAGCTGAATTTATTATACTTGATTTCAATGTATTACCAACTGGAGCAACATTCCCAGCATAAAAAAAAGAAAACCGAATATTTATAATAAAATAAACATATAAAATGGCAGTATTAAACCCAAACGAAATATTTTTCACAGCTTTCGAGCCAAAACAAAAGAACAGATTTATAGCTTTTGTAGATGGATTCCCAGCATACATCATGAAAGGTGTAGGAGCCGTAACTGTATCTCAAGGAACAGTACCTTTAAATCATATTAACGTTCAACGTTTTGTAAAAGGTAAAACAACTTGGGGAACAATTCAATTTACATTATTTGACCCAATTACACCATCTGGTGCACAATCAGTAATGGAATGGGTTAGATTGCATCATGAATCAGTAACTGGTAGAGATGGTTATAGTGATTTCTATAAGAAAGATCTTACAATCAATGTACTAGGACCTGTAGGTGATATCGTTTCAGAATGGATCATCAAAGGAGCAATGATTACAGAAGCTTCATTTGGAGATTTTAACTGGGATACTGAAAATGCTGCTCAAGAAATTACAATGACAGTTCAACCAGATTACTGTGTATTAAATTTCTAAAAATTTTACTCACCCCTAATTTAGAAAATTGCTTGCCTTTGGGCAAGCTTTTTTTTATATTGTATATGTATAACTGATAAAAACGTTTTAACCAAATAAAGATTATGGCTGAATTTAAATTCCCAACAGAAGAAATAGAATTACCATCTAAAGGATTAATATATCCTAAAGACAATCCCCTATCTAGTGGTAAGGTAGAAATTAAATATATGACTGCTAAAGAAGAGGATATTTTAACTAATTCTTCTTTTATAAAAAAAGGAAATGTATTAGATAAATTATTAGAGTCTGTTATAATTTCTAAAATTAATATGGATGATTTAATTGTAGGTGACAAAAATGCCCTTTTAATTGCTACTCGTATTTTAGGGTATGGGTCTCAATATGAAGTAGAAATAAATGGTGAGAAAGAAACTATTGATTTAAGTCAATTAGAAAACAAAGAATTTGATGAATCCCAAATAACTCAGGGGTTAAATGAATTTCAATTTACTTTACCTCATACTCAAACCCCAATTACTTATAAAATACTTACGGGAAAAGATGAAAAAAAACTTGAAAAAGAAATAGAAGGTATAAAAAGAATTAAAAAAGATTCTAATCCTTCTCTCTCTACAAGATTAAAATATATTATTACATCAGTTAATGGTGATACTGAAAGGAAAGATATTAATGAATTTGTAGATGGTTATTTATTAGCAAAAGATTCTAAAGCATTAAGAGATCATATTAAAGAAACACAACCCGATGTAGATCTTAATGTTATTATAGATAGCGGTCAGGAGGTACGCATCCCTATAGGGCTTGGGTTTTTTTGGCCTGACGCCTAAATTATCCCCACAAATAAGAATGAATCTTTTTAAACAGATTCATGAAATACTATTCCATGGTAAAGGTGGATATGATTATAATACTATATATCATATGCCAATATGGCTACGTAAATTTACATTTAAAGAAATACAAAAATTTTATGAAGAAAAATCAGCAGCCGAAAAAAATCAATTAAATGCTGGTAAAACTTCACTTGTTAATTCTGAGGGAAAAATTAACACCCCTCAATTTAAACAAGCATCTAAACCATATGAGGGAAAGAGCAGCTATAAATAGCTGCTTTTTTTCATATTTATAATAAAACCCCCTATTAATGCCAACGGAACAAGAATTAAATAGAGCTAAAGAACTTCTTGCAATTGAAAAACAAAGAGCTGAAATAAAAGAAAAACAGAACCTTTTAGATTCTGATTCTGTTAGTTTAGCTTCTTCTTTAGTTGACTCTATTAAAGAAGTTCAAGGTATAAGTACTAAAAGAACAACTTTTGATACCAATATACTTAAAATCAATAAAAGTATTTCTAAAGAAATATTAGAGCAAAGAAGGGGTCTTAGTTCGGTTGAAGCTATAGATAAACAATTATTAAAAAATAAGGAATCCCTTAATAAAGCTTCAAATATACAAAATTCTTTAGTAAAATCTTTAAGTGATAAAGAACAAAAAAGGGTAAAATATGCTAATAATAGAGCTAGTGACATTTTAAAAGAAAAAGCAATCCAAGAAGATTTACTAGCAGCAGCAGAAACCGAAGAAGGGTTTGACCGAAAAGCATTTGAATCTTCTGAAAAAAGACAGTTAAAAGCTGAAGCCACATTAGATTACCATACTAGATTATTAGGCCCTTTAGGTCAACAAGCAGTATTTACTAAACAAAATGCTGATGAATTAGAACGTCAGAATAAAATAAGAGAAAAAGAAAAGGAGACTCTAATAGCTAATGAAAAGAAATTAGGAGTTTTTGGTGGTATTTTAAAAGGTATAAGTAAAATACCAATATTAGGGGATTTAGTAGACACCGATAAAATATTAGGTGCTGCTATGGACAAAATAAAAGATGGAGGAAGTGGAGTTGCTGGTTTAGGTGCTGGGTTAAAAGAAGCAGGAAGTCAAATGTTGTCGGGTCTTACAAACCCAGCTAATATGGCATTATTAGCTTTTACAGCTATAGGAGAAGCATTATTAAAAAATAATAAAAAGATTACGGAATTTGAAAGAAGTATGGTCATGTCAAGTTCAGAAGCTAAATCTTTAGCCGGTGAATTTTCTTCAGTTGCAATGGCATCAGATGATTTAAATGTTAATACCTCAAATCTTGTACATACCTTTACAGCATTAAGTGAACAGTTTGGTTTTATAGCTAAGTTTTCAATGGAAACTTTAGAAACAGCTACTAAACTAGAAAAAACAGTAGGATTATCAGCGGAAGCAGCAGGTAGTTTAGCCGCATCCGCAGAAATAACCGATGGGAGTTTTGATGAACAATATAAAAATGCCTTAGCCACTAGTTATGAATTACAGAGACAATCTGGAGTTCAATTTAATTTAAAAAATATACTTGAAGAATCAAGTAAAATAACTGGTACTACTAGAGCTAATTTAGGTGGTAGTTTAGAAGAAATTGCAAAGGCAGTTACTCAAGCCAAATTATTTGGTTCATCTTTAGAAGATGTTGCAGCAGCCGGAAAATCATTATTAGATTTTGAAAGTTCAATAACTAAAGAATTAGAGGCTGAACTGTTAATTGGTAGAGATATTAATTTAGAGAAAGCAAGAGCAGCGGCCCTAGCCGGTGATCAAGTAACATTAGCAAAAGAATTACAAAAGGAAGCTGGTAGTTTAGCTGATTTCCAAAATATGAATGTCATTCAACAAGAAGCTTTAGCCGCAGCTATGGGTATGACTTCTGACCAAATGGCCGATATTTTATTTCAACAAGAAATACAAGGAAAAACAGCAAAAGAATTAAGAGCTTTAGGAAAAGATGAATTAGCAAATAGATTAGAACAACAGGACGCTCAACAATCTTTTAATGCTGCTGTTGAACAATTAAAGGGTTTATTAGGAGATACTGTTAAATTTTTAGATCCTTTACTACAAGGATTTAGTACTGTAGTTGGGTTTTTAGTACAATTTAAAGAATTATTTATGGCTATTACAGGTATCCAACTTCTCTATAATGGTTATTTAGCAATTTCAGCGGCATTAAAGAAAAAAGATTTAGCCTTAGGTAAAAAAGGATTATTACAAGGTGTAGCTGGGATGGCTTTGGAAGGAGCAAAACAAGCAGCTAAAGTACCAGTTGTAGGTGCTTTATTAGCAACAGCCGCCTTAGCTGGCCTATACATGGCAGGAAAAGCAATAATAGGGGATGACGTAATGTCACCTGGAGAAGACACCCCAGGATATGGTAAACGTACTTTATTTGGTCCTGAAGGTGAAATAAAATTAAACAATAAAGATACAGTTATAGCGGGAACTAATTTATTTGATAAAGAAAATGAATCTATAAACTCAAATTTAGAAGTAAGTAAACCCCAACAAACAATTCCACAACAACCTACAGTAGTACAACAAGATAATTCCAAACTAGAAAAATTACTAGAAAGGGCAATTAACAGACCTGATCCTGTAATCGAAATGAGTGGTGATAAATTAGGTACGGCAGTTGGAAAATATGCTTATTCTGTTCAATAAGGTACATTCCCTAAATAAAACTAATATTTATAACAAAATAAAAATTAACCATAAAAATTAAAATTATGCCTTTACTAAAAAAGCTACAAACCGGAGGATCTCAATTAACACCTTTAAATGGAAATCAACCTGCCGCACCTTTAAGCGATGCAGCAACAATCCCAGTTAATAATACATTCTCAAGAGGAACATATGTTGATTATGTCTCAGAAACACCAAGAGCAGTAGATACAACCGGAAACGTACAGTAATCTATGCCATTAGTTAACCTAACAACCAACCTAAAATCTTTAAGGTATGGAGGTGATAGACGTAATCAAGGTTCAAGTAACCAACCTTACGTTACTACCCCTATACCTGATGGAGAAGGCCCTGGTTTAGGTGATGTTGATTTTCTTTTAAGAGGAGGATCATTATTACCTGCATCAGTGGTCAATGATGTTTCTAGGTTAACTCAAATGATGTTTGATTTAAAATCTCCAAATGGAGTTTTATTTTCAGTAAAACAAAATGCACTTTCTAGAAGTGGTGTTAATATTAAAGCACAAGGTGTATCTAGTAGTAAAGTAGGGAGTCCCAATAGATTACCGTTAAATAACGGTATTTACTTACCAACATCTACATTAGCGCAAGCTGCGGTTAACCCACTAGGTGGACATTTACTTAAACAAGGTATAAACCCATTTGCCAGTACAAATGACATAGCTAATGGTAATTCTTTATCAACGGGTTTTGGAGGACTTCTTCCTTTAGCCCAACCTATCTATTTAAATACTATTGCTCAAAATGAAAGACAAAACTCTAATGAACCGGGTACTAGTAGATTAATTCAATTTTTAGATAATAAAGTATTATCTAATGACGGAGACCAAACCAATTTATATAGTTATTTTGGGGGACCAGGTTCAACTTTAGGTGTTGGAAAAACAAATATCCTTATGTCTAAGGATAGAACAGGGTTAAATAATCCACAATTAAAAGATAGTGGTTTTTTTTCCACTGGGAAAACCCCCGATACTAATTTTGGTTTTGATTATAGTATATTTAAAGGAGGTACTAAAAGTCCAAACTATAAAAAATCCTTTAGAGGAGGTACCTATTTTGGAGATCTAAAATCATCTAGTACAAAATCTGTAACAGGAAGATATGCTACTCAAACAAGCACATCTTTAAATGATCTTCTAGGAACTTTAGATGGTAACACACCAACTATTAAAACTACAAATGATGATTTTGATGGTGGAAAAATAAGTACTGTTGGTCAAAGTGTATATCAAACCAAAGGGGATAAAGGATTTCAACCTAATTCTCCAAGTGTAAAGGGTTTAGAAAACACTTTAGACTATGATCAATTAATGGAAGCTGGTGATTCTGGGTCTGTGAGTAATGCTATTATAACAGATTTCAGAACAGAAACTAAATCTAATTCCCCGAAATCTATAAACTATGCTGACTCTAATCAGAGATTAGATGATAGAGTCAATCAAGGGAATCCTGGAGGTAAACCAATATCAAGAACTAGTTATGTAACAGGTAGAGGAACGGCACTAGATAAAATAAATGCTTTACAAATATATAAATCTGAAGAGGCAGGTGGTGTAAGTAGTGATGGTGAAAAAAGAAAAGTAAATGATTTAGTAAAATTTAGAATTGGTGTAATAGATAATAATGACCCTAAATTAAAAACCTATATTCATTTTAGAGCTTTTATTAACTCAATGAATGATAGTTACTCTGCTGATTGGGGTTCACAAAAATTTTCGGGGAGAGCAGAAAATTTATATAATTACCAAGGATTTGATCGAAGTGTTAGTTTATCTTGGACTGTTGCTGCCCAATCAAAACAAGAATTAATGCCCATGTACCAAAAATTAAATTATTTAGCATCAGTATGTGCCCCTGATTATTCAGATAGTGGGTATATGAGGGGTAATTTAATAGAATTAACAGTTGGTGGTTATTTATATAAGCAAGTTGGTATAATGAAAGGAATTAGTTATGGAGTACCAACAGAATCCCCATGGGAAATAGGAATTAATGATAATTCAATAGCGGGAGCAGGGTTTAATGATAATAGATCTGATTCCAGTGTAAAAGAAATGCCTTTTATAATTGATGTGTCTGGTTTTGAATTTATACCTATTCATGACTTTGTACCCAATGTACAGAAAAATATTTTTGCATCACTAAACGCAGAAGGAAATAGTACACAAGGAGACCTTGTAACATTTGGGGATCAAAGATATATTTCATTAAGGGATAATTCTAAAAATAATTATACTAAAGATGGAAGTAGCACCCCTAATTAAAACCAAAAACTATGGGAAGGTATATAAATATAAGAAATAGAAAAACTTTAGGTGGAAAAGGATATAAGGCTACTACAAAATATCCTGATATTCCTTTAAGTTTTGATGATATTTATGTTTACACTGACGTAGGTGATAGATTTGATATACTTGCTCAAAACAGTTTTGGTGACTCTAACTTATGGTGGATTATTTCAATTGCTAACCCTCAACTACCCCAGAATACTATGTATCCTCCTTTAGGAGTTCAAGTTAGAATTCCTAGGAATATAGCACAAATTTTATTAGATTATGACATATTAAACTCTAAATAGTTATGGGAAATTTAATAGGAGAAGAAATCTCTAAACCAATATTAAAACAGATCCAAAATAGACAAAAAATGCAAGGTGCAGGGTATAACTCTGAATCTGTTAAACGAGATCCTACAGTATTAAATTATTTAAATAATAGGAATGCTTGGATAAAAATGGCATCTGGAGTTTCCATATCTGGTTCTTTAGGAATAGAAAAACTAAATGGTGCTTTTGCTCAATCTCCTGAGTTAGTAGCAACTAATAATGATATAAGTGCTTTAGAAGGTACAGGTTTAGCAAAAAATCTAGTATTGTTTAATACTATACAATCCATAAATGATTATGACCCTGAAAAACAACAACCTTATATTTCAAGAAGTGGTATAAGAAGGGATAATTTATTATCTAATAGCATAGATAAAATGTATGGTGGTTTAGGAGGAAACTCAGAAGGACTACAACCCGTAGGAGGCATAACCGATTTTACTGTTGAATCCCTAAACCGAGGATCAATTAGAAAAGCTACAGTAAATATTAAAGTTTATAATAAATTTCAATTTAATTTAGTAGAAATACTTTATTTACGGTTAGGATATATTATGATACTGGAATGGGGTTGGGATAAATATATTTCAGATATTACAACCACCCCGGGCACTCCCCCAACAGTAACAGTAGAACAAATGGGTCCAACTATTATTGAAAAAAGTTGGTTTACAACAGATACTTTTACTCAACAATCTATGTTAAAAGAAATAGATGGTTTAAGAAGACAAACTAGTGGGAATTATGATGCTTTTTTTGGTAAAGTATCTAATTTTTCTTGGAAAGTAAATAAAGATGGTAGTTATGATATAACAGTAGATTTAATAACTTTAGGTAGTGTAATAGAATCCATAAATGTAAGAAAACCTGCAGCACAAATTACTACGGCATCCATTCCTTATATCCAAAGTCAATTAGCAAAAAAATTTAATATAGAAGCTAATAAAAAAGGTGAGTATGACAACTCTCTTGTTAATAATATAGGATCAAATATAATATCTCAATGGCTAGGTCAAACTATTTTAGATTTCCCTTATACTAGTGATTATTTTAATTTATATACTTCTGCTAGATCAAATATAGGTACTAAGGCTGATGTACCAGAACCTCAAAGATATTTTATAAGATTAGGAGAATTTCTACAAAACCTCCAACAAAAAGTATTTAAAAATATTATAAATGGTAATTCTGAAGAATTTAAACAACTTACTATTGATACGGGTGAATTTGAAAATAGATGTAATTATATAATAAATCTAATTCCCTTAGATCCAGGAATATGTATTTTTGATTTTGTTTTTAATGAAGAATTTAAAAAATCTTCCTACTTCAAAACAGGTTTTAACAATGATCAATCAATAATGGTTAACGGTACATCAGTAGCAACTAAGGGTACTAAACCCTTTGTGATTCTAGGAGATAATAGTAATGTAGTATATGGACAGCTAATGAATATCTATATGAATATTAATTTTTTACAAAAAGAATTAGATAATAATCTTGATGATAAAGGTAACTTAAGTTTATTCCAATATTTAGAAGGTATATGTAAGGGTATTAATAGATGTACAGGTGGTACTACTAATATAGAACCTGCTATAAAAGATGATAATGTTATTTATTTACTAGAACAAAACCCAATAAAGGGGTTTGATAAGTTAAAGCCGGTTAAAGATACTGCTCCAATTGAAATATTAGGGTATAACAGTAAGGGTGAGTCTAATTTTGTTAAAGATTTCTCTTTTAATACTAAAATCACTCCTAAGTTAATGAACATGATTTCTGCCGGAGCTGCAGCTGAGGGAGATGCTGCCTCAATTCCATTTAATAATTGGAATGATGGTTTTAAAAATAGATTTGAAGAAAAATCTGAAGAAGTAGATGAAGAAGAACAACAATATACTGGTACAAATAGTGAATTCGCTAAAGGAGAAAGTTTTTCTGATTCATCAGAAATTATTCTTAAGTTCAAACAAGATATGTCTACAAAAGGGGTTGGTTTAGGAAGAATTGACCAGGATCCTAATAATAACTTTTGGGATGACGGAGATTTTAATTATGACTGGGAATGGCAAGGTACTAATATTGATGATTTAGGTGATAATAATACCGAACTTACTGGGGATTGGTTGTTAGATAAAGAAAACCCTAAATTATTAGATGAGGTTGTTCGAAGAGTTCAAGAAATCCAATTAAAAGATAGTAAAAGTCGTTTTGCTAAAGGAAGAACAATAGTAGATCCTGATTTAGCATCCTCAGATAATCTTTTAAAAG